AATGTTATTTGTTTTTAATAAGTACTATGGTACTTGTAGTGAAGAACATCTTAAAGCAAGAATCCTTTCTTCTCTTGCTACATTTAAGAATAAGCTTCTTCGATTTGCCTATGGAGAGATTGCAGAATACAATCAGAACCTATTCAAACTTGAAGACTTATTTGATAATGATAAAGAGTTAGAGGATGACGATGAAGAAGTTAAGGCTAAGGAAGAAATGCTTGAATTATTATATAAGTATATGAAAGAGAAGTTATCTCCCGATGCTTATATGGTATTTGAAGTATTACTTACTCCACCTCCTTATATTAAGGAACGAATTAAGGATGGAGAAAGAATCACCAATATAATGTTGGTTGAGTTCTTTGATATGCCTAGAACTAAGAAGTCAGTTAAATACATAGGAGAACTCAAACAGGATATCTTATATTGGGAAGAGAAAGCTAAGGAAGAACTTCACTACTAACACAAAAGAAAAGGGGCGTTTCCCAACGTCCCTTTCTCAACATCATAAATTAAAAGTTCTTTGTCAACAATATAAGTAGTTAAGACATATTATTATAGTTTTATAATATATGCCAGTACGTAGTACGGTGGCCTATTTTCGTGAGGTTGACCTCCACCTGCAGCCCTGGTATCATGGTCCCATAGGCATACATAAGAATTATCTCTATCAGTTTTATTACTACCAGAAAGGTTATTACCAATCCATTGAGTACCATTAGCTCCCACCAAATCTGAATGAGCCTCGATAAAGTAAGCATCTGCGAAATTGTGAACGTGAGATGGAATCTCTTGAGTTGAAAGAGTTACTTTTTCTTGGCCACCCGTATTACCAATCAAATTGTAATCCTCATTACCTGATGACCAGCCAACAATAAACTTACCCGATAAGTCTGGTGTCTGTAAGTCTTCTACAATCTGACCATTACATAAAGCCCAACCTTCTGGTACAGAAACTCCATTCCACATGGCAATTAGTCCTCTTGGTATATTAGCTCCTGCCATACCACCAAGCTTTTCATCAATGTAAGCCTTGATATCAAAGTTTGGGAATCCTTGCAATAGTCGTAAGAGAGTTTCTATATTGGCTTGTTGCATTCCATGGATAGCAGTATTATATTCTACTGGTTGGGGAAACTTTCCTGCATAAGGAACAATAGAATATTTCTCTACTGTGTTATCCATTGAGTTGGTACCTTGCCCATATATACCAATTAATACCATTGAGGATTTGTCTACCAAACCTTGAGATACTGAAGCCATAGCTCTATTCACTAGAGACTCATATGATAATTCATTATCTTCTAATACATTTGTTTTTGACAGGTTTCTAGAATCCTTGGGTGTTGGGTATAATGGGTCTACTGATTTCTTATACAGAGAATAGAACGAATTAGATTCATTCCAGAAAGCTCTGAACTGTACTGGGTTCTGTACAGGCTCTTCCAAAGGTGTATGGTAAGCAAATACAATCACATCCTCATTAGAACCCTTTGAGCCTTCAATATTAGGTATACTAATATTAGCACTATCAGAAATATAGATTGTACCATCCCTTGCTATACAACCAAAATTTGTATCTGGGCCTTCACCAGAATCTGCAGCTTTAGTCATATACCTTGAAAGGATTCTATCCTTTATTGCTTGATATGCAGGAGAAGTAGGTTCTCCATTAGGCAAGAGAGTGATTGCATTATTTACAATCGTTGCAGAACCAAATCCACAAAATGGGCCAATGCCTACTGGTGCAGCTATAGCTTCAGCTGCATCCTTAGACTTTATTATACCTTCATAATCAAAATAGGTTTTCATAATGTATCTTCGTTATTGTTATTACTCTTATATTCTTTCGATTGGTTTTTCATATCTTGGAAAGCCTCTCCTATAGCCTTGAACTTGAAGGTTATCAATTTCCAAAAGATAGACCAGATACTGTACTTCTTTTCTACACCATGTAAAGTACAGATATGATTATAAATACTATCTATTTCAAAACAGTAACATAATACCATTACCGTTATAGATACTGTTATTGGATTTAATCCGTAAGGTTCTCCGATGGCTTTACCTATTACGGCACCCAGTAAGATGTAACACAGGTAATCAATGATTTTATTAAGAGTTCTTCTCCCGGCTCTAGATTTTCTTATTTCAATCTTCTTTGCCCTACTTGCAGATAGCCCAAACCAAAAATCTGTAAGTATTAGTACAAAGGCTAATAAAATCATCCACCTCAAATCAAAGATAATGGCATAACATTCAGAAGTGAATCCAATGATACCAGTTTTAAATAATGTGTTAAAAGAGCTGTTTTCCATTTTGTTTATTCTATTTTAAGTGACCATTCTGTTCCTTCCGGAACTAATATATTAATACCTTGTTCCGAAATATCATTGGATTCCCAAGTAAGTTCTGTCTTATCAACTACATCCAACAGGTTTACTATGAATACTGCTTTAACTGCAGGATTAGCTTTCACATAGAAAGTATGTTTACCTGGTAAATTAGTAAAGAATTGATAAGGGCTTGGATGAACCACATCCGGAGCTGTCTCATATACAATATCTGAAACTTCTCCAGTATCTGAAGTACAGGTTACGATAGTAGATACTTCTTGTACATCTTTGCTTAGTTCTGCACTTACTGGATTACAAGTTAAAATATACTTAGGTATAACATCCTTAATCGTAAGGCTTACTACTGAACCTTGATAATAAAACTCATAATTACCTGCTTTATCGAAAGTGATAAGAGTGTTCGAATTGTATTTCTCAGATGAACCCTCTAAGTCAATCCCAGTTATCATATTACCACCATCTCCCCAACGTAGGTAGAATTGGCAATTCTTGGATTTGGTTAATTGATAGCCTGCCTTGATATACTTTCCTGCATCTGCTTCAGAGTAAGGTTCTAATTCATACCAATTCTCATCCTCTTCATTCAAAGGTTCTAACCACAAGTAGGATTGAGGAGTAGGTATATAAGCAAGTACTTCTACTTCTACAGACTTACTAGCATCACCCACCGATTCAAGTTTATAACTTCCAGCTTCATTAAATTGGTATTCTGTACTTCTACCATAGTAGAAATCAGGACCAACTACATAGCGATTAGTTAATTCTAAAGTACCAAGTTTTACCCAAGTACCTTGGGTATTCTTTTTGTAAATGGTCACTTCGGTATCAAAATAACTACCTAAGTTTGCACTTTCGAAAGTAGAATAATAAATACCAGATGTAACCCAAAGATTAACTGATGCAGAACCTTGAGCATTTAGGTTTAATCGTTTGTTTGATACGCCTATATCGTAGTTAATCGTATAACCTAATCTGTAAGCTACTACTGTACCATAATTACTAGCATTACCTGAGTCATCTTTAGTACATCTAAATTGGAATGTACCAGTAGTAGTTGGTGCCCATCTTTGACCATTACGAACTAAAATACCTGGGTCTGAAATACATACGGCAATAAGTTGACTTGTATCTTCGTTAGGATCTGAAGAACGAATAGTTATCAAAGACTTTTCACCGTTGGTAAGATTAATGTTTCTTGGTTTACAGAGTACTGTGTAGTTAGTAGCAATAGCAGTTACGGTTAAGGTTACTTTCTTTGCTGGGAAGTCTGAAATAACCCATTCATAAGTACCAGCAGAAGTTATTTCCCAAATAGAACCAGAATCCTTAGTTTCATAAGTATTAAGTAACTGTACAGATACGGGTTTAATATTGCCCTGATAATTCATATTAGCAGTTACCTTTACTTTGATTACGGGATTAGTACCAGTAATTACCAAGTTATCTGGGTCTGTTCCTCCCTCAACTATGTCGGCATAGATATGATAAGATTTAGTGTAGTATTCTAAACCTATATCTACATGGGTAGTTACTGAATTATCTCCTACGCTCCTGAAGTAATATCTTTGGTCACCTTTTCTTGCATAGAAGATAGAACCACTTTCATATTTCTTTGAACTCCATTTGTTCTCCGATGGGTCATACCCAGTTACCTGGTATCTTAAATCAGCATCATCATAATCTGATGTAACTGTTACTCTGATAGGTACTTCAGTTATATGCCCGGTTACAATCTTTGCAGGACTGATAAGTGGCTCAGCTACAATCTTATAATTATAGGCTAAGTCAAATCCATAAGCAATCTTACCAGATACATTATAAGGCAAGAACCTATCGAACAGTTTATCGATTGATTGTTTGAAAGCTTTGAACTCTGAGGTAGGAGAAGTAAAGCCATGACCACTTATAGAAATACCTACCTCTATACATTGAGCACAACCATAAATCTTATCATAGTTATACTTGTCATATTGAGAATAATCGGTATCATATAAGGGGTCTACCTTTTCCCATTTATCCATTGCTCCATCTGTCGGGTCTGTAATGGTACAAGTTAACCCATACATATTGAAAAGAATTTCGAAGAACTTCCTTGAGCCACGAATCTTAAGTAATGAGATTGAATACTTTAAGATAGTTCGAATCTGTTCATCACTTAAGTTGGGAACTCCTTTATGTTCTCCGGTTCTAGCAAATGGCAATGCTCCCAAGAACTCCCAGAGGTAGTTTAAATACCTCTGCTGAGTTTTATCGATATCAATTATATCTAGAATATTATCAATATCTTTAGTTATATCTTCTTGGAAATAGTTACCACAAATTTCTAGAAATCTTTCTAATATGCCCTTACCGTCGACTTTATAAGTATCTTGCTCTTTAAATTCGAAAGGTAAGAAATCAATTAGGTTTTTAAGATTTATCATACTATTTCGTTTACTTTAAGTGTTAACTGACTTGAGTCTTCGAATACTGGGATATTATAACCAGGGTCTGTGTAATCCTTGTTTGGTTCTGCAATGGTTATAGTATATCTAAACCCAGATTGATAACCATTGTCCTGGATATCAAGGGCAAAGATAAACCCATTTATAGTATCCCTGATTTGTGTAGTCTTACCTACTTGACCATCATAAGAAAAACCTCCTTTAACTGAACGTACTGTAAATTGAGTACCTGAAGAGAAAGAGATAAAATAAGACATACTACCATTAGCTTCATCCAATTGGAATTGACCAAGGATTAATTCTTTGTTACCATATACTGTAGTAGGCCAGGGTTTAGTATAAAACTTCTTCAAGTGTAAATAATCTACCGATTCAAGATTATCTATAAGTGCATAGATATCAGAGATTCTTACGCTGCCACCAATGTCTGAGGCTTCCGGAGAATAAGCATTAAACAATGCACTTAGAATCTGAGATTGTATTTCCGACGTTTTATAAGATTTCTTCCCAGTAACCTCTACATCCAGGATAATGTTTACCTTACCTGCAGACTTAACTGTTAACCAAGTAGTAAGAGGTGAGTTCTGATGTAATACATCATATACCTTTTGAATAAGATTAGAGTCAGCAGTAGCACCATTATCTGGAGATATATAAACAATTAATTTTCTACCACATTCATATTCTGCCTTTGCCTTACTAACTCCATCAACTAGTTTAGCTAAGTCTATGAAATCTTGTTTGGTAATAGCAACTCCCATAGTCTTTACACTCAAGGGTATATGTTCCTTGAGCATATTGAAATTTTCGTATGATGAACCTCCACCTGCAGCATAAGTATTAGATACTGTAGCATCAGTAACTGATGAAGATATAACTGTTGGTACAGAAGTAATCATACCAGATTTTACATTACCATTGATACCCGTAGTAAGGTAGAACTTAACTTCAGATATTTTGGCATTAGCTGCTGGCTTCTGTCCATATTTACCATCACCAAATAAGATATAAGGGTTTAAAGCTTCATCCATGGTAACCATGAAATGTTTATCGGTTGGTTTTGAGTAAGCAAAGGTGTTTACCAATACCCAAGATTCTCCACCAATCTTCATACTCATAGTTCCATGTTCGTAATACTTACCATTAGGTAGTGTACCAAGAGTAATAGTTACCCTTTCATCTGAAGGTATAACCATACCATTTATCTGGCTTTCCGTATATAATTCGTGTTGTACAACTGGAACTTTACAAGTAGTTACATTAGCATACCAAGTTACGTCTCTAGATGATAGCCATTTGTTACCATTAGAGTCTGTGAATAAAGTTCCAGAAGGTATAGTTAACTTAGCACCAATAGAATCTCCAGATACATCTCGAGATACTACCAAATCTACTGATGCTGCAATAGCACCTCTTGCATGATAATCTACCAAAGCACCATGCTTAACTACTGAACTGTATTTACGAGCAGTAGGCAAGAATGATTCCCTTGCCATATTATCAATGTAGTAGTGAAGAACTTCGGCAATTGCCGCAAATAATGAAAGGATAATGATTAAGATATTTCCTTCCGAGTAATCAGTTACGAGTACATTGCCATCTTTGTCTTTGATATTCGTAAGTGATTCTATCAGCTTGGCCTTAATCTGTTGGTAAGACCTCTGATAAGGGTTGAGCCATTTATTAGTGATTCCCATATTAATAAGAGTTTAATGAATTTTCATTTTTATCGTAGGTCAGGTACAGGTACTGACTAGTAGAAGTTTCATTAACTACATAATGAACTTCTATGTTTATTTTAGCACCTTGTCTAGAAACGGTAATACCTTTAAAGGTAATCCTTTGTTCCCATGCACCAATTGAGCTTTTAATAAACTCTTTAATAATAAAACTTAGGGCTTGTGTATTTGGCTCCTCTATACATTCCCATAGGCGATTCCCAAAGTTTTCCTGTCGAAATCGTTGTCCTATTAAATAATACATTATAGAGCTTATATTATTTCTTACCAAAGCCATATCACCATTAACGGGATACCAACCGGTTTCACCCTTTTCATTTCTCGTAAGTTGAATAGGGAATATCATACCCTTTCCAACAATGTTAGTAAGATAGTTATCCATTAGTGTATACATTTAGTGTCCTCATAATCTTCTTGTTTGAAAGTAGAGAACGGTTGACTTGCTTGAGTTACAGTAGGACCTGAAGAACCTGGTCCAGTAGTTACACCAGAGTGTACATGAGAATTGAATAGAGCTCTTAGAGTTTCCAGTTCTTTAATGGTATTATTGAGTTTCTCGGTTAGTTCTTTGATATTAACTACTCCTTGATTCTCTCCCTTATTTAAGATTACTGTATCACCAGAACCTACACTTACATCTCCTTGTGCTTGAATAGAAATGTTTCCCTTAGCAGCAATGCCTACATCTCCATTTATATAAACAGTTAGCTTTCCATTATCATCATCAAGTACCATTACATTTCCTTCTGGAGTTATAATACCCATTTTATTAGGACCATCCAAAGGGTCTGGTATTTGTTGTAGTCCCCAACCATGATATTCCCATAGAGGTTTAGTTGGGTCTCCAAATTCGAATGTGACAAATACTATATCTCCAACTTTAGGAGCTAAGTACTTGAACCCATTATTGATAGAACCATGTTGGCCCTTAGGAAAAGCCCATGTAATGATTCCACCCATAACTTCAGGACAGCATACTTTAATACGGTTCATATGTTTCTCCGTATCATTATTATCTACCACTATGCCACGGTAGATAGAGTAGTATCTACCTAAACCTTCGATACCCTCTTCTGTTAGTAATCTAGCTGTTGAGTACATTATTTCTTGTTGGATTTATATCGTTCATAAGCTTTCATTGCCCAATTAAACTCATCGAAGTTATACCTTTCTTTCATAGAAGGAGTAACCTTTGATTGGTCTGCCTTTATGACATTAGTTTTACCATAGAGTGCAGTACCGTTGGAAGTTACTACTGTGCCTTCTGTACGAACGGTACCTGCAGCAAGAGCTTTTGGGTCTTTAGCATTTATCTCGTCATAATAGAACTTATTCTGTAAGAACTCTCCTGCACCTTTCTTATCAATAATTCTACCCTTATCATCCATAAACCTTTCTACAAAGTATACTACTTCATTATAGGTAAAATCATGTACAATATCAGAAGCATTAGCAGTATTCTTTTTGTTCTTACCAAAATCAGTTTTAGCAGAATCCTTAGCATCATTACTTACAATATCCTGAGTACTAAGTTGAGTCATAGATGTAGTTTGTCCATCTCTTGCATTGTTCTTAATCAAATCAAGAGTACAAAGATAACCTTGACCAGCATCCATTGAATGTTGTACAGATTTAATATACCAAAAACCTGACCACCTTTTTCCAACGTTATCCAGGTAAATTACCTGAGAAGATTGTAATGAGGGTCTACCTACTACAGTCATTTGGCATACTAGTTTTCTTTCGGATATCTTAAGACCACCGTTAGCATTAGCATTCATTGCCCAAGTAACTTTATCTGCTCCACCATATCTACCAAAAAGATTATGATACAATTTATAAATAGGTACTAAGTATGGTACCTTCTTCATTCTTCGTATCTTAACCCTAGCTTTAACTTTTCGAGTCATTGTAGGAGTAGTAACTCCATCACCAGAGTACTTTAACTCATATGTATCAGGGTACACCATAATACATGGGTCTTTTTCCATTGCAGATATACCTCTTTGAGATTGCTCATTAGCTGAAGCAATCTTATATTTATTGCCCTGAGTATCTCTAAGGTCAATCATATGGAGAGGTGTCATACCTTCCGGGTCATATTCTCTTGGGTCTACCCATTCTTCTGCAAGGTATTCCATTTTGTATTCTCCAGTAAATAAGTATCTTTCGTTTTCTAGTAATTGCCTAAGATTACTTTCTAACTCTTTACCGTTCTTTGAGTTCTTTAAGATTTCTTGAATAACCCTTTTCTTATCGTTCGGTAGATTATTTACAGCAGTATTAATTGCCTCACGATATTGCTCAGTACTTAAATTATCCAATGCTTCTTGTTTACCTGCATTATAAGCAACATAAGGCTTTTGAGAACCGTATTCTTTTATTGCAGAACTAGATTTTTTTACTTTAGCTTCATACTGTTTATGACTAGCTATTATTTCTGGAGATACAGTAATGGGATGAGGATGTCCCAACCCAAAATTCTGTCCAGTTCTATAATCCCATGAAGGTACTACTTCGGTATTATCTTGGGGAGATTTAAGGGGTTTGAATAAAGATATCTCTTCTTTCTCTCTTTCAGGTTCTGTAGTATCCGTAGAACCTACAACTAAACCCTTATCTTCTGGGTCTATTGTTTGAGTTAATTGAGCTTTTACCCTTTTAGTTATCTTTTGCATAGTGAAAGATACTCTAAGTACCTCACCATTTTCTTGTTGGTATATGTAAGTATATTCGGGTTCTTGAGTAAACTTACGATTGTGTATGTATATTACACCATCCCTAGAATCAATATACCAAGGACCATTTGCATACCCTTTCATCTTTTGTTCTAATTGAACCAAGATGTTATTACCTATTAATCCTAAGTCACTATCTATCAGAGACTTTAAATCACTTGGCATAGCTACTTGAGCTACTCCACTAAACCTGTTAGCGTAAAGTATCTTTCCAGTAGTATTTCGACTTTGTTCTGTCGGGACCTGTAGTGACTCGTAAACTTTATTACTTATTACTTGTTTAGCCATTACTGAAATATTTCTATGATTACGCCTATGTCATTGTTACAGCCATTATCCAAAAAGTTGGATAAGCTGTATTCCGATAAATCTGAATGAGTGTAAGGTGGTTGGAATCTTAAATCCCCAACTGTATCTATACACTTAATTGTCACATGAGTACCAGTGGAATCGAATACACAATCCAAATCTCTAACCTTAATACTGCGTACTGGGCTAGAGATAAATTGACCATCGGGGTATATGTATCCCCACTGAAGATAAATAATCGAGCTTTCCTGAAGGTCCTCGATATCTACTGTATCTGGGTCTCCAGTATCAAATGTAAGGGTAGCTAAGTTCTCCTTCTCCTCATCATACTTGTAGCTCCAATTACTTATATAAGCGCCAAGAGGTATGCCAGTAATGGGATTCATTATAGGCATACCTCCAGAATTGAACAGAGCCATGTAAGGTGTTGCTGTTCCATTATAAAGTATTGGTTGGTTAGGTTTTCTAATTTCAGCCATACATTGGTATTCTTAAAATTTGATAAGGTTCTAATTCTTGAAAAGGGTTCAAGATATTATTAGCTTCGGCAATCAAATACCACTTACCAGAATCACCATAATAACGATAGGCAATATTCTGTATAGTTTCTCCATCCAATACAGTATGTTGTTTATCGTTATCAGTATAAGGAACGTTTGGGGGAGTTACCTCTAAAGAATAATCTCCTTCATCATACTTAAGAGCAATAGCTCCATCATAAGGACTTGCTCCTGTCATGTATTGATTTAAGTCTATCATATCTGTATTCCTTTCGTATTCTTTAAATCTTCTTCAGTTACAATGTCTTGATAAGATAAGTTATAAGCACTTACCCTTTTGAAGATTAATTCCTGAGTTGCAGCTGAGGGCAATAACTTTAAATCCTCAATTGTACTTGACTTACCTGCTACTCTAGTCCTTGAGGCATTCCTAAAGTTATTCAGAGTATAAGTTGCAGATGTAAGAATGTATTGATGATTATCAAATATACCAGAATTACCCCATTCGATTTTTAGAATCGGAGGGCTTGCCTGATAAGCATTTGCCTTAGTCCACATTTCCAATAATCGGCATTTAGTAATTACCTCTTTTGGATTATCTGGGTCATTACAAAACCAAGATACATTGAATTGAATTATATCCTCACTACCAGTAAAGTGATACATAGGAGTATTACGTCCCATAGATTTAATCGTTGCCCAAGTAGTTTCTCCTCTAAAATCAATTGATGGTGGTCTATTCTGAAGAGTGATATATTGATAGGGGCTAGCAGTAAGATTATAAATCACTACTTGATTCATGCTTCTTACCTCAGGCATTACCAAGAAAAGTTCTTTATTCTTTGTAACACTCTGACCTTTAGCTGGGTCCATTTCTTCATATCCGAATGGAACTCCACCTTCTACTTGATGTTTTAATTCCATTCGATATTGATTCTGAATCCTTTGGTTTAACTTAGGATTCTTTGAACTAGCTCTTGGTCCAAATGGGTTATTAGGGTCATATACCTTCCCTTTATCTGCAGTATCTTTAGGCAATGTAGAAGTTGCTCTATTGAGATAAATTCTTGCTCTCCAAAGCTTATTCAGAGGACCAGTAAGAACTCCTGCAGAATCTCTGGTAAGGTCATTGTATTTTTCAACAACCCCACCTGCTATCCGATTTAATATTCTTGCCATGATTGTTTAGTTTAATCCTAAAGATATACCAGTAAAATCCTGTTGACCACCAGGAGCAAAGTCTCCAGCTTCGTTTCCATCTACTGATATATTAATTCTTGAATCCTTGAATCCATCTCTGATTGCACCTCTAACTGCATCAATAAATGCTTGTTGGTTTCTGTCTTGAATAGAAGCTTTGGTTTCTTCTGAGTTTAATGCAGCAGTGTTATTATCTACAGAACTTGTAAGACCACCGATTACTTCTATCAATGCAGGGATAGCTATAGAAGCTAGTAGTCCCCAAGGCCCACCTAAGAATCCTAAAAGTCTACCACCAAGTAATCTAGCACCAAACCCCATAGCACCTTTCTTAGCAATCTGTTGGCCTGCAGTTTTAGTTACATTAGAACCTACTGCTGCACCAACACCTGCTCCTGCAAGTGTACTCATTGAAGTAAATCTTCCTCTTGCATCTCTTGCTACTACAGTACCTTTCTTGGTTTTACCTATAGCACCTCCCATTGGCAATGCAAAGAATTTACCTGGAGCCATTTGCATAGCAGTCATCCTCATCATCATTGCAGAGATATTTCTCATATGACCTTCAAGGATAGTAGCTTGAACATTAGTTCTTACCATACCTTCTGCCATACCATTGGTCTCGGTAGTAGCTAAAGCTTGGAAAGTACCAATCATTTTGATTGTACCTTGAATAAATTTGAAGCCTTGATATAAAGTACCTACTACTGCTCCAGTTGCAACTACCTTTACCAAGAACTTACCTGCCCAAGTTTCTTGTATACTGTTAATAATCTTTAGGATACCAGAACCCAATTTAAGTACTGGGCTAAAGACTTCAGCAAGTGTAGAACCTGCAGTTACAATAAAGTTCTCCCAGTTTGATTTAAACTGTTCGATAATACCTGCAGGAGTTTGTAATCTTTCTTGAGTTAAATTTTCTACTGTACCACTTGCACCTGCAACCTTATCCATAAGTTCAGTAAGCTTATTAGCTCCAGTCCAGTAATCCTGAAGTAAAGCTGAGGCAGCTCTTGTACCACGAACTCCAAAGATATTAAACAGAGCAGAGGAGATATCTATTCCTCGTTTACCTCTAAGTTTATCTCCCAATATAGATATAATCTTATCTAATCTCAAAAGATTACCCGAGGCATCTACTAGAGTTTTTGGGTCAATGCCTAAAGATTTTAGCATCTCACCACCTCCCTTTTTCTGCCCGGTTACGGAAAGTGTTAAATAGCGCATCATGTTTGCTAATGCAGTACCAGCTGATGAAGCTTGGATACCTTGATTACCAAGTACTCCAATGGCTGCAGCTGCATCACCCATACTGATTTTGGCATTTCTAAATTCTGCTCCTGAATATTGGAAAGATTGGGCAAGGTCTGTTAGAGAAATATTTGCAGAGGTTACTGCAGTTGCCAATTGGTCTACTACCTGAGTAGCATTCTGTGAAGATATATTAAAGGTCTGCATGATGTTAGTCATCAAGTCAGCAACTCCACCTTTCTGACCAAGAGGCATACTGAAGATAGAAGCTAGCTTAGCTGCAGGGCCAATCATTCTTTCGATTTGCTCTACATTGTTACCAGCCATTGCCAAGTACCTTTCGCCTGATGCAATATCTGCAGCAGTAAGAGGAGTTACCTCATTGACTTCTTTGGCTACTTGCATTAGCCTTGCCTGTTGAGCAGCATTAGCTCCAGACATTTTAGAAGCTAAGAATACTTGGTCGTATACTCCTGCAGAATATTGGTAGGCCCTTGCCATACCTCCAACCAATTCTTTTCCAAACTCAAAAGCATTAGAAGTTGACATTTGAATACCTCGATTCCAGGTATTCATATCGTTCATCATTGTTCTAAATGAGTTCGATATTCTGCCAGCCTCATTAGAGAATCGGTCTTTTAATACCATTGCAACACCGACCTCGACTAAGCTTCTTCTGTCTATCATTTTCTAGTTTTCTTTTTTAAGTTTTCATAATACTCATCGGCTATATCCTTAAATCTTTTCCTTTCTCTATACGGAAGACGCAAAAAGCTGAGATAGTCAATGGCTACCTCAGCTCTACATATATAAGTAAATGTACCTGGGTGGTCTACGCTTCCGTCAGGTAGAAAAAAGTCGGTGAAAGCATTATAGGATATTTATCAATTCTTCCAGGTATACTTGGATGTTCTACATCTGTGTTACCATCGAAGACTGGGTCATAAGCAAAGATTGTTTTACGAATCTCTGCAATATCTCTTACTGAGAATAAATGGAAGCTTTCTACCTTTTCCCATTTACCATCAATCTGAAGATGTAAGTTCCTTGCAATCAATGCAGCATTGCGAGTTTGTTTTTCTACGGGCAAAGTAACCAACATCCTTTCTCCTGCACCAGTAAGCAAATCAAATTTAACTACCTTACCTGAAGATAGAGTTACTTCGTAATCGGTAAGCTTACCTTGTTCTGGATAATAAGGGATAGCGTTTGGTTTTTCGGCCAATTCCTTTTCTGTAGGAAATTCTCCATAGTTATCGAATAACATCTCGCTTAAGGATTGACCGTAAGTTTGTACTCCGCCTTCTTGGCCCCAATCATATTCAAATTCTACTTCATCACCAAGTGAGAAGATTCTTGATTGGAATAAGATACAGTATCTGTCATTCAAAGGGATACGGTCTGCATCCTCTACCGTTAATCTACGATTAGGAGTAAAGTCGGTATCAACTACAATTGCCTGAATGAACTTAGTAAGGTTCATAAGGTTTCTTACATCCATAGGATTAGATAAGATATCCTCATCTGCACCATTCTGTTCCCTGATTGAGAATTTATAACCTGATGGGGTTATAAACTCATGTGTTCTACAATTTAATTCCATGTTTAAATAAGTTATTTGGTTATACTTTAGTTCATAGTGTTCGCTGTAACAACAAGAAAGGGGTGAGCCCTTTCTAGGAATCCCACCCCTCCCACCTAAAAATCTTAGTGAAAATAGACTAAGCGTTTTTAATACTTATCTACAGTACCTACTGAGAATTCGATACTTTCGATAGTGTTTTCTGAAGCCATTCTGTCCAGGTCTAATCCTGTAATCTTACATGGCCATACCTCTTCGAAGAGGTGGGTGTTAAGTACGGAAACTCCATCTTCAGCAAGTTCATTTACGATTACATTTTCCCAGTATTGGCTTGGTACCAAACCTCCACCAGCAATCATATCTTGGCATGAATAAAGCCAATCATGAAGCCATGTATCTGAACCTGCAGTAGTTAAAAGTTTACCTACTACTAAGTTACCTACAGTAACTCTACCGGCAGTTTTAACGTCCCGGTTAACGTCTCCATGAGCAACCTGGTCAATCTCTACATCTGGCAAAGTACAAGTTTGGAACAGATAAGTATTGATTGGGTGCTTAGGGAATGTGATACTCCAAAGGAATTTCTTTCTTGGATTCTTTACTTTTGCTCCCATGTTTTCTTAATTTTATTCGTTAACGTCCTGAACAGATACGGACTTGGATGCCTGGTCAATATAGATGCCCATAGTGATTTCTTGCATCGGAACGATATCCTTGAATTTCAGGATTGCTTTGTATTTACCTTGACGAACATCGGCTTCATTGTTAACCGATAAGTCATTGTACGAGTTAGCGTCTTGGTCACCCATCCAGGTGTATTCAGACATGGCATCTTCATCTACCAAGTTATCCAGCATTGGTTTAACTTCTAGATAAATCTTATTCCAAGTGTTCCAGATATTTGGTTCTTCCAAATACTTTTCTAGAATAGGTCTAAGATTCTTTTTGAGATACAGATTCAATCTTACAATTGCAAGGAATCTTTCTGAATCCTGTTTTACCTGAGAAGAAAAACAATGCCACAGCAAAGTTTGTTTACCTTGGTTAGGAACATCTTTGATACAGATTATATTTGCATAATTCTGTGCTAACTCATTGAGTTCCTTAGTTCTTGAAGGAGAACCATAATTTGGGCATACTGGACCATTACCATCATAGATAATGCCCCGATTCATACCAGCAAATGATTTCCAAGGTCCAAACTGAGAAGCAGAAGCATCTCCTAATCCTGCAATGGTACCCAGAACATCTGAGTCTACCAAGTTACCGTCAGCATTGTAGTATTTAATACCACCACCGAAGTAAGCAACATACTTACTGTTACCTACAGTACCAAGGCAAGTCTGAATCCAAGTGATGATTGATTTCAAGTCTCTTGGTTGGTCACCCTGAGTATAGTGAGTAGTATATTTTGGTACTTCAATGTAGTAGGTATATTCTTGCAGTTCTTTAACCATATCTACTGCAGCCTTGTGTACTTTAAATACATTAGTGGATGCTTCAAGATGTTGGTCAATGTGTGAACAGAAGATTTGATATACATCTACATAATCCTTAACGAATTCCAGAGAAGCAATCCATTCGTCTGCCGTAGGAGTACTACCGGCACTACCAATTGTACCATTCAATTTTACTCCATCGGCAGTGATAGCAGCACCATTGAGTTTAATATCAATTAGGTTTCTTGTCCCATCTACATCATCAGTTAACCATTTGATGAAGTTGTTCCAAGATTTGATGTTCTCTGTCTTTTCAGTTAATACCGGAACGATATATTCTGAGTTCTTTGCAAATGCACTCAGAGCAAGGTAATCTACAGAAGTATCATTGTTATTATCTGCAGTTTTGTAGGTTACTACTGGACCTTGTTCAAGTACCTGGCCATTAGCACTAATTACTTGATAGTAAACCGTGTTAGCCTGTTTGTAAATATTCACAGAGAAAGTTTCAGCACTACCAACTGGGTCTCCATATCCTTTAGTTACCAAACCAAAGCCAACAGCAACTGAACCAGAAGTAAACTCGAAAAGAGTAGAAGCCGTGGGTTCCTCTGGAGTTGCAGAAGCTACTACCGGAGAACCGTCTTCAGCAGCCTTAGGAGCAGATGCAGCTTTAGCTCTTGTTGCAGCAGATACTACACCTTTGGTTGCACCCTTACCAAGTACACGAATAATACGAAGCTTAGAACCACCATTGAAAGCCTTTTCGATGTTTGATACAGAACCATCTGGTACTATCTCAGAACCAAAGACTCTTTGGAATTGAGAGAAAGATTGGATAAGTTCTGAGGGGTCATCATATGGACCTTTAGTA